GGATCATTTAAGTACTAAAGGTAATCTTGCTAGTTCCGGCGTTGGTGCCGGTGAAGGCTCTATTGATTACCGTAATTTAACTGGTACTGATAAGGCCTTTATTGCTGCCTATGTCGCTGGTGGCGTTAGTCAAGCTGGTAATTTAACTAAGTTCATCCCTGTTTCCCAAAATGCCTGGCTCATTGCGTGTTCAATGTAAGGTTCGGCTTGGATCTATTGTGATGAAGGCAACTACTGGTGCTACAGAACTTAAAATTGACGGTGTTAATGATACCGGTGGCCAGATTTACCTTAATCCGACCAACACTGTTTATATGCCTGCTGCTACTGCTATAGCCTATATTTCTAAGCTATTTGATCGTTGGTATATCAACACTTGCGCACTTATATTTAATACAGCTTTGTCTACGGCTGATCGTTATCAAATTACGTGGTGCATGTGTGAATCTACTGATCATTGGGATCGTCTTGCTGTTGCTACTAATGCGACGACCCCTTCTAAGGCTTTGATAACTGCTATGTCTAATAGTGCTACTTTCCCTGCTTGGGAACCATCTGCCCGTATTTTCCTCATGAAGGATCAGAAATCACCTCACCTCTATACTTCTACTGCTGAAGGTGCTGGTGGCTATGTTGATTGGGCGAAGGCTGCTACTATGCGACAGTGTTATGGGGGTACCGCTGGTATACGTGTTGATGGTGCTACCCCTGCAGCTGATACGACTATTGGTGATCTTTATATGGCTTTAGATGCTAGTTTTTATGATATGTCAGGTTACCTTAGTGCTGCTGTTGGTGAAGATCGCCACATTAGGCGCGCTTGTGCCGAGGATCAAAAACTTGATGAGCGCATTCAACGACTTTTATTGAAACGCTCTCTCGGTGATGCTTTTCCGGACTTTAAGGGCACGGGTGTTCGCCCTCCGCGACCTCGCCCTGAGGCTGATGATGAACGTCCTCCCTCTGTTGTTTCCGACTACGTTCTTGCTGATCGTAGTAAACCTTCCTCTCGTCGTGAGGGAGTTATGGAATTTAAAGAGGCGAGAAGTATGAATAATTACTGACTCTCCTCTCCCTCTTCTATTTCTGATGAACCACACAATGAAGATGGATTTTGTTATTGTCGGGTATGTTTTGTTTAATGGTATGTCAGGTTCCGCCTTGCGGCAGCGGATTGAAGCTCGACCGCTTATGAGCTCCGAAACGACACATTTTACATTTTCTGTTCTTTTTGGAAACTAGAC